TGCGTTCCAATAATTCATTACTTGGTGATCGTGCGGATTCACCCATCCTTCGCGCCGCACGCCGTATCCATCTGACCAATATCCAATAGCGCGATGGCCGTTCGTGCTTGCCAAGATGACCATCGGCCCAAAGGAAACGTCAGGATCGGTTGATTTTTTCGGCGCTGTTTCTATTGATTGCCATTTCATCTCAGCACCTCGTTCTCATACTTCAGTATCTCTGGGTCTGTCAGCGGCACGCCTTGCGCTCGGTAATGACCTTGCACCGCATCCATGTATTCGGTCAGTTCTTTGACGCTCATTTCGCGCGTCATCGCCAGAATGCCACGCTCGAATAGAAAGCATTGCTGTTCGTATGTTAAGCCGTCAAACATCCGCTCCCATACCCGTGACCATATCGGATCTCGCCTGCGAATTGGCACGCCGTAGGCAACGTGGCACTGTCCTTTGACTTGTGCCGCCGTCATGTCTCCGACGTGTTTGGAGATGTCGCCATACCATTTGTGCAAAAGGCTGTTTTGGGACAGCGTGCGCTTATCGCCATCGCCGATGGTGATTGTGAACGGCAGAGGGAGGCCAGTAATCATACCAGCCACCCGTTGCGCTTCGTGTTCTGTTAAGACGCGAATTGTCTTCATGCCCGCGCCTCTAATTCGGCCAACTTGCTTTGAACCTGCTGCACGAAGTCAGACACTTTTTCGCGCAATTCAGATTGCAGCTTTGGGTCGGCGTCAACGCGCGTCACCTGCATTTTCAGATGCTCAGGAAATGACGGGTTAAACGAAACGAAGTCACACCACGTCCGTCCGGTGCATTCCATCTGCCACTGCATTTGCAGCATATAGCCTTTGTCGATGCTGCCGCCTGTCAGGTTCTTGATGTGCTTGGCGGGTTGGGGACACTTTATCTCCACCAGCCCGTCATCGCCAATCAGACCGTCCGGTGATGCGCCGGACCACTCAATGACCGGGTGCGGGATAAACCCGACCTCGGTCACCTCGTTGCCTATCTCTAGTTCATAGAACGCCCGCGCCTGCGGTTCGGTGTCGTTGCCGTGTTCCATCGCCGCGCTCTTGAACGTCTCAACAGGCTGGCCTGTCAGGCGCTCGCATACAAGCTGCGCCATATAGTTTTGGTATCCGGCTGCTGTCTTTGCCATCATCACATTCGACAGTGCCGAGGCGGTTACCCGCCCCGCACGCTCGGCCAGCCATTCCTGGCCTCCCTGCTCACTCATTGCCCAATGCCTCCGCGAGAACGTCACCAAGTGCAGGCTGGTTCTGCTCCGCGTTTGCCGCGATGGTCGCAGACAGCTTCTTCATCGCCCTGTCGAAAGCGTCCACCGGGAATTGCTCCAGCGATGGTGCGCCATATGCCGCGCAGATTTTAGCTGCGGGAACGCCCGCTTCCTCTGCGGTATCGCGTAGCGCAATGAATTGGTCTGCGCTGATGGTGCGAGGTGCTGCCTTTGCTGCGGCATTTCCGTCATCGTCTTCCGGTGCGATGCCAGCCAATGCCATCAGGCCATACCGACGTGCGTAGGTGATGGCGCTGCCAAGCCCCTGCATGTCGTTTTTGCCCACGATGAGCGGGATGCTGCATTCGAGAACGTCGCCGCCTTCGTGAATGAATTTGGTCACGACTGAGCGGCCAAGTTCGGTCTCTGTCATCGGCTGAATGACAGCGATGCCATTAGCGTTAAGCGCAGGCATACAGGCATCAACCACGCTTGCAAGGTCAGCGTATTTGCTTTTGAAGTGCGGGTTTTGCGCCGACTTCAGCGCCTTGCCCATCTGCGCCTGCGCTGCGGCCAGTGCTGCTGCGATGTTCGGGTGTTTAGTGTCAGTCATGGTCTTTCCCTTCGTTGAGGCCAGCACGCCATTCTGCGTCACCAGCGATGTTAAGTCCTGTTATCTGCGCCAAGCGCACGCGGTAAATCTCGCGCGGCACGACGTGGCCCTGCATCCAACGTGAAAGGTGCGAACTGCCAACCGGAACTTGCTGTGCAAGCCATGACAATTTGCGCCCTTCGCGCTGAACCCAAGTCTTTAATTGTGTCTGTGCTGTTTCCATGCCAGCACCTTATTGCGCAAATTATTTTTTGTAAAGCGCAATTTTTCTGTTTACATCGCATCCGGCAATGCGTAATCTCTACCTATCAACAACGGCCACCGCGCCATTAGATAGGGAAACGACCATGACCACATACGCCTTCGCCACAACCGACAACGTAACCTTTGACAACGTAGTTGCCATCATGACTTTCGAGGCAAAGATGGTTTCGACTGCCTTCGGCGGCGCAGCATACGCGGCACGCTCTGTTACCTTAAACCGCTTTTACTTTGACACATCCGAGGAAGCGCAGGCATTTGCAGATGCAAACAACGGCGGCGAAAACTACCGCAACCTGTCCGAGATTGCCCGCCTCGAGGCACAGGACCGCGCCGCATACCTCAACGCCACCGCGCTTGCCGCCTAACACAACGGGGCTTCGGCCCCGCCACCCATAGCCGCGATGAGCGCGGTTATCGTCGGGGCTGCGGTCGATACTGGCCCGGTCGCGTAAGACCCCGGCGCAATAAAAGGAGAAACAACACATGACACACGCAAACGACATGAGGACGCTCAACCGCGCTATTTACGACGCGATACGCTCCGGCAACCGCGAAGGCGCAAACGTAACCGCGCTGCGCGAGATGGCAGCAGATATAGACCACATCATCGACCACGGATGCACGCGCGAAGAAATGCGTGAGCGCATCAAGGCGCAACGCGCGGTTCAACAAGCTGGGTGGACGGCATGAGAAACTTTATCGAAGACCTGCTCGGCGCAATATGCGTGATGGCCCTGCCGTTCCTGCTGATGTTCATCGCTTACGGATGGGGGATGTAATGGCTTCTTGGCTCTACCCGCCCGCTTTCGACGAGACGTTCCGCTGTGATTATTGCGAGAGTGATTTCAGCGAGGACGACCTGACCGAATACGAGCGCAACCGTTGGGCCTGCGATACCTGCGCCCGCGCCAATGACGAAGAAGCTGCTGCCATGCAGGAGATGGCGGAAGATGACAAATTTCATGCAATGATGAAAAGGAACGCGGAACTATGACCCAATACACATTCGGACCAGTCGTAATTGAGCGCAAAGACAATCCTGGCGCTCTGGTCGCCCAGTGCCTGAGCGGTGGCTTTTGCTGTCGCGGCTACATCGGCGGGACGTGCGTTTGGAACGAGACCGAGGACGGCAAGTCTCGCAAGTTGCCAATCGAAACAAACGAAACGCCGGATTGGTGCCAATACAAGGCCACTGCCATTCGGGATGCGCAGGAGATGGATAAATGAAACTGTGGACCATCCTCATCGCGCTGTACGGCGACGTAGAGAGCCGCCTTCTGTTTCCCAGCGAGGCAGAGTGCAGCGCGGCGCTGCAACCCATGCAAGCCATTCTTGATGCGTCCTATGACGACGTGGCGGTACTGTGCGAGCGGTCAACTCTGCTGAGCGCCTCGCCGCGCCCGGTGGCGAGGCCAGAAAGGTAAAAAAACCCCGGCAGTTGAGGCGCTGCCGGGGTTCATCGCGTTTGGGGTACACGATACCTGCATCCGGCAGGCTCGGACTACGCCACTCGGCGCAATTACTGACAAGCCGCGTCTAATTGTTGAATGAGATACGCGCCTGTAATCACTGACCTATCACCACCATCCTCTGCAAGCGCGGCTGCATGTGCCGTTCGGCTGGCGGATGTCGCATCGCAGATGGCACTATCGCTCACCGCGCTCGTGCAAGAAGCGCCTAGCAGCATCAGGGTCATTGCCAAGGCCAACTTCGTCCATGCGCTTGCGCGTGTCTGCATATCCCTCATCCCTCGCCTTGCTCTTACCGTTCCAGTATGCCGCGAACAGTGCCACAATGAATGCGCCAGCCGCTGCGAGCCATAGTTTGAGCCGGAGCATCATCGGTCGCCCTGAGACCACCTGCGCAGTCTCTCCCTGACAATATAAAGCAGGAACAGACCCGCGATAGCAGCCGCTCCCAGCACGATGTACTGCGCCACGGGGTCCAGACTGCCCAGAACCGTAGCAATGCCTCCTGCGCCCGCTGTAGCGGCCCCTGCGGCTGCCTGTAGCGTTGTTGACTGCGCTTTGTTGCGGGGCTTCGGAGCTTCGTCGTCCGTCACCCATTCTTCGGTCGGGTAGGCGTCCCAATCTAGCTGGAAATGAGGACCGTCTCGGAACTTCGTCCAATCGCCGCCCCAATCAATCTTGACGCCCTCCGCATCCGCCGCAGCCTTCACCGCTGGCCCCAGCTTGTCATAGAGCGGCCAAGCGAACGCCGCGCCATCCTTGCCAATGGGCAGCAGGTCAACCGCGTGTCCGGTCAGGTGGCGGCTGTTCATCGTCTTAGACGCGCCAGACGCATACAGTTCGCGCTGTCGCTGCATGGTCCGCAGCCCCTCAATCACGATGAAGTCCAGCGGGCTTTCCTGCAATGCGCGGTCAATAACCCGCCGCAGGTCGGGATGAATGCCCTTGAGACTGCTCAGGCTGCGCTTGCTGTAGCGTCTCACTTCGACCCCACTTTCGCAATTAAAGCCTTAATGTCGTCGCGTATCTCGGCGAGCATAGCGTTAGTGTCATCACGCGCTGCCTTCGCAAGGTCCATGTCTTCCTTGCGCTGATGCCACAGACGGCGAATTTCCTTGGTGTTTTCGATGCTGCGGCTCTCGAGGCGAATGAGCCAGACCAAGAAGCCAATAAAGCCAACGATGATAGGCCAGAATTTAAGGATGTTCTCGGTCATAGGACGCCTCTAGTCGTTCGAGTGTGTATCGCGCCCGCTCGACTTCAGTCGCCCACGCATCCGCGATGTGGTTTTCCTGCCAAAAGAATAGCAGGTTTATTGCTTGTCCGAAACGCTCCCAGAACAGGCTATCCTGACCGTCGATATAGGCCCGCGCCGATAGCGTCTGTGCCGTGCTGCCACCAAAGAAAATGGCGTTGAGCATCCGCGAGAACAGGCTAACGAGGTCATACGCTAGGCGATATGGGATGTAGGCAATCCGGTTCATCATCCCAACTCAGGTGTGATAACGACCCGAAGCTGGTCCGGCGTGTTCTTGAATGTCTCAATACTGCCGTCGAGGAATGTCACCTCGTACTCGGCTTTATAGCTGCCCGGCGTGTCTGTATCCCCGGCTTGTAGCGTATAACGGACGTGACCAGCGGAGCCATCCACCACCGTCGCCGCCGCATCAATCTTGAGCGTTGTCGCGCCAATTTTGAGCATATGGAAGCGCACACTCGCCCCAGTCACATCCACAACCGTGCCGTTTGCATCCGTCAGGATGGCGTCAAGTGTGGGCGATGTGTCGTTCTGTTTAAGGTATGCTGTGTCTGTCATGTTCCAAACCTCGTTGACGTATCAAGCCACGCTGCGTCATTTGATGCGTTCCTCCAACGTGCGCTGTTCGATACGTTAATCCACTGAGCATCGTTGTTAGTGTTCGGTACAAACGTAGGACGCCCACCACCTGCCGGAATACATACCACAACAGCTGTTCCTGTGATAGAACTCACGGCGGCGAAGATAGACAGGCCGCTTGCCGATACTTGAGCGATGCCGGACAGGCTTGCAGATGCCGTACTGATGGCGCTTGCACTAGCCGCGACAACAGATTGCCCGGCGATGGCGGATGTGGCTGTGAAAACGCTTGAGCCAGCGCCAGAGACCGTCGCGCTGCCCTGCACGTTTGCGTTCGCAGCAATGATGCGCTGACCGACTGCGCTGAGTGTCCCGCTACCCGTTATTGTGGCAATGGAAACACCCGCCTCGACAAATGTGGCGGTAGACGTTCCAGAGATTGTGGCTATAGATTCCGCTGTGGACAGCCCCTCCGCGCTGACCGCAGCCTGCCCCGATACATCCGCTATGGCTTCAGCAATACTTGCGCCTTGCCCTGAAACAGTCGCAGAACCTGCAATCGTTGCGGTGGCCGCGCCAGTTTCCTCGCCCTGCGCAGAAACAGTAGCCTGCCCGGATATAGACGCCGTTGAAGTAGCTGTTTGTTCGCCTTCAGCACTTACGCTCGCAGCGCCATTGATTGACGCAACCGCCGTTGCGATAGCCGCGCCATCAGCCGACGTGACGGCGCTACCAGATATGGTCGCGTTGGCCTCCGAAACGACCTTACCCTGACCAGAGACAGTCGCAGAGCCAGCGATTGAAGCCGTAGCTGTGTTAATCGCCGCACCTTGCCCGGACACACTTGTCGCCCCTGCAATAGATGCGCTGGCGGTAACAACAGACTGTCCTTGTGCAGATACCGTTGCCGCGCCCGCAATGGACGCGATGGCTTCAGTAATTACGCCGACTTCCCCATCATCCGCCAGGGGTGCAGCAGCTAATGGTGAAAATCCGAGCATCAGTTGTTACTCACTCCGTCTGTATGGGCGCTTCAACATCGCTGTTGCCATAGTCGTCAAGCATAACCGAATCCGGCCTAATAGGCCACTGAACATTCCACGGGTCGATACTGTGCGTGTCGTTGTAGATGTCTCTTAGAGCCTGTCGGTACGCAACCCACACTGGATCAGGAGCCTCTCCTACTTCAACAGCCTTAATAACTTTGTAGTCGGAGCTGGAAAGCATCTGCTTACACTGTTGGCGGATTACGTCCCACTGCCTTGCTGTATCAGCCTCACTCGGAGGAGACACAACCCAATCGCTGCCAGTCCACTCCAGCTTGTTCGGATACTCGTAGGCTGGAGCTACCGGAGCCTCCACATACCCTGCATCCGCAATCTCTTCTGGCGTAAACGTCGAGGGGTCTGTGCGGGTCATGCCGCTGGACAGCCTAATCCTGTCAGGCAGCGGTGCGGGGTAGCGTGGTGGTCGTGAATATAAGGTCATTAGCGCTCTCCGCTTTAGCTAAACTTCTTTACTACTAGGTTGTCCACATGGAAGTCGCTGCCACCGAGAATTGCCACTCGGTCAAACGGACCACTGTGGGTCGCATCTGCACTGGTAGTGAGTGAACCCAACACGGAGCCAGAAATGTCTCTTGCAAGGAGGGTAAATGTATTATCAGGAAATGCCTGTAAGCTCAATCTATACCAAGCATTACTGGGGCGAGTGAAGGTAGTGGAGGTTATCTCCACTCCACTATACGAATCTCGGCGCTCTACGCGGAGAGTAGTGCCTGTAGTAAAAAACCCATACCCATCGCCAGAAGAGTCTACAACAGAAATTCTGTCTGCGGCACCGCCAGCTCTCGGTTCAACTGAGTAAAGCCAAACATCCATGAGGTAATGCCTATTAACTGTTTCTGTAAGTAGCTTATAAGCGCCATTTGGATCGCCGCTGGTGCTTTTTAACGCTGAAAATGAACCTTCATACGCCTGAGCGCTTGACTGTGAGACAACGCCGGTACCGACAATAACCCAACCTGTGAATGTTTCAAAGGTGTCGGTAAACACCGTTGTTGGCGCTTTGGAAAGAAACTGTGCGTCTAAATTCCATACACCCATTAGAGATTAAACCTTTGTCTAAGCGCGTTATAGTTTTGGGTTATTTCCGCGCCTGATAGCGGGCGATTATAGTATTGGACGGAGTACATATTTCCTTCAAAATACTCCGTTGCGCTTGACAGGCTTGCAGTCGTTGGTGTTCTCAGAGTAAATGTTGCTGCTACGCTTCCAACAGAGGAACCGTTTTTATACACAGCTATTGAAGAACCATTATAAACACTAACAAAATTGTAATATTCATTGGTGAACACTTGATTGTCTATATTTATTTGCTGGATTGTACCTCCAGAATCAAACGAATAAGCGTGTAAATTGGAATTTGTTGCATTGCTGTGTCTTAAAATCGCCGCACTGGGTCCTAGACCAAAATAACGCTGGATTCTTGCGGTACTCACGGTTCCGGTATGCTTCAGCCACACAGAAATTGTGTATCCGGTACCTGAACCAGAAAAGGTAAGACCAGAAGGTATGGTAGCAGTATCTCCACTCCCGAATACAATGCCGCCACTTGCATCTGTAGTAAATGATGTTCCGTTCAAATTAACATTTAAAGAGCTTCCACTTAGATCATACCAACGCTCTTCACGTTTAATTGCAGTGGAACCAGTCTTAACAGGGATAGTGTAGTCACTTATTGTCCCCCGTTGAAGCTGTGGATTCCAGAACGTGTTTGAACCAGTGGCAGTAGGGTCTACCACAAGACTTGCACCTGCTGACCCTATTACTGGATAAATTCTACAAATCATCCTATCATATGAAGCACCTTCAGTTTGAATCTCAAACATAACACGCCACCAGTCTCCATCAGAAACAACTTGCGTATTTGTTGCATTAGATTCAACAAAATCACCATTATCGGGATTTAAATAAAGTGTATAGACAGTTCCATTAGTAGAACTAGGGGTATCTTGAAAATAAATTTGGATAGCTGCCCACGGACCGCCAGTGTTCTTTTTGACATGGCATATTACTGTCATTGTTTGGACAGTTTCGTATATCGCATCATTGTTATCATCTACTACGTATATACCTGAAGCAGAACTTGCATCACTATCAGTCAGCGTAAAAGCATCATTTTGTCCATCAACCCCTGTGGTAGCAACAGAAGTTACTACTCCATCAAATGATTCCCAATCTGGATATGATGAAGGAGTAATATCTGCTGAGTACGGGATAAAGTTTTCAGGCCCGTAACTACTTGGGCTACTTGCATCCAGCCATAACTGTAGTCCATTTTGAATTACACTTTGAAACTTAGTCCCAAAAGGAGCGGTCACCCCTATGAACCCGCCATTGTCAAACAGGCTAGACATATCAGCTTATCTCTTCGTAAGAGCAAGTCACGACAATATCCCCAGCAGCACTTGCATTGCACCGCAGAGCATCCCCCTCTTCAAGGTACAACGGATTCTCTTTTGTCAGGACCACCAAGGTCGCGTCGGCAGGGACTGTAATCGTGCTGGCGATAGGGTAGGCCACACTGCTACGAAACAAATCAACCGTAATGTCCGCAGCGTTGGTTCCATCAACATTCGCAGCGATAATGGCGTTCACCTTAAAGACCTTGCCACTGGCAGAGGCGTTGGTCACGACTGCCGTTGCAGATGTGGTCACTGCTTGTACTGCGGTTTTGCCAAGGATGGTGTTCGGGTTCAGAAGGTTCGGTGCGGCCATGTCAGCCTCCAAATAAAATGGACATTGCGAAAGGTCGGCCCGTCACATCGCTCTCAGTAGCAGAGACATACACCACAGCATTCCCAGACAGGTTGATAGCTGCGTCTGAGTTGCTACTTTCAGTGACAGTACGGCTCAGAGTGGTTCCAGACGCCGTGTAAGTGCCTGTTCCGATCTCCCAAGCCGTACCGTCCTCAATGACGTAACGCACAGTCTCCCCGTCGCCGACGCCAGCATCAGCGAATGACTGATAGCCGCTCTCAGCAGAGCCAAGCGTGATTGGGCTTCCCGTGCCAGTAGTGGCAGTGCCCATCTTGGCGCGGTTGACGAGTTTGACCATTTATCAGTCCTCAGTAATCGTGGTGCCAGTACCGATGCGCGGTGTGACGCCAGTCGAGATGCTGATGTTCGGCGTGATTGCCCCGTAGTAGAGGATCTTGCCTGTCCCGGTGCTATCGGTGCCGATTGAGACGTGCGTTGCTGTCTCAGTGCCACCTGTCGCTGCCGGGAAATCGATGTTGGCTGTTGGGGACACGCTGTTGGCCGTGATGGTCCAGCCGCCAGAAGTCCGAGCCACTGCGACACGAGCATAGCTGGTGTATGCGCACTCGTTCGTGGTCTGGTTGCCAGCTTCACCGGGGTCAGATGTGTGCAGCGCAACGTACAGGTTCGTCAGCGGCGACGTTCCGGCATTGTCTGCGATGTTGGCGATGGCTGTGGCGTTGAAGATCAACTCCAGCAGGTCGTTCTCGAATGTGTTGCCCTTCGACATTGGGACAGTCCTCTCAGTTGTTGCCCAGCGGGCGGGGTTTTGCCAAACTTATCACAAGCCTGACGTTAATTCATGCAATGTCATCAGTTATGATGACTTCGATGTAGCTGGCGTTCGGGAATGTCTCGATTTTGCCGTCCGAATATGTCACTTCAAACTCAGCCTGAAACGTCCCAGCCGCTGCGGTATCTGCCGCGTCCCAATCGTATCGCACGATACCAGAACCCGCCGTCACAACAGTTGCGGCTGTGTCAATGATGACTGTGCCAGCCGCGTTGCGCATGTGAAACGTCACTCCAAGGTTGCCCGTAATATCAACAGCCAGCCCGTTTCCGTCCAAAAGCGTTGTCTGGATTGACGGTGATGTGTCGTTTTGCTTTAGGTTAAACGCCATCTTATGTGTTCCTCGTCGGGTTGGCTGGTACGGTTATAGCAGAATTTAGCGATACCGACAAAGCCGCGTTTGTCCCGCCCGCGCTTGCCTCATCTACTGCACGGCTGGGCGCAGGCGGTATTGCCGCTCCGACACCAGACAGCGCACCGTCACCCGCTATAGAAGCAATGCCGCTGATGACTGCCGGAATTGCAGCAAGCGTTGATGTGCCTGCTATTGCTGCGGTTGCTGATATGGTTGTGACCAGAATATATTGGTAAATTGCATCGCCTGTCGCGCCAGACGTGTAGAAATTGTTTCCGTTTGTCCGAAAGAAAACGCCCTGAACGCTGGTGTCTTGGCCCGATACGTCAAAGCTGTCTACATAAGACGCGGTTGATATATCAAACGCTGTGCTTAAGTCGTATTGGTAAATCGTTGTTTCGTCAGCAACGTATACTTTTGACCCACTGTCGCCAAAAGCCATGCTTTCCGGCGTTGTCGTTTGCGATGCAATGCTAGACGCATCAACAAAAGACGCCGTTGAAACATCCCACGCCGTTGATAGCGTGTATTCGTTAATATCGTCGCCAGAATTTCCAAGAACAAACATCTTGGTCCCGGCAGTGTTGAATTTTATACTCTTTGGAATTGTATCTTGAGCAGATATGTCAAAAAGCTGATTAAACGTCGCGCTACTTACATCCCAAGCGGTGCTTAAGTCGTACTCGTTTACATCATCGCCAGCCGCGCCTACGACATACATCTTTGCGCCGCTATTGCCGAACGCAAGCCCTTGCCCTGCGAGTTCCTGACCGGAAATACTAACGCTGGTTGTAAATGTTCCCGTTGAAATATCCCACGCTGTTGAAAGCGCGTATTCCAAAACAGTGTCGCCAGTATTGTCTAGGACAAACGCCTTTGCGCCATCATCCTTTAGGACAATATCCTCTGGCCCGCCAGTTTGCCCGCTTATATCAAGCGTTGTTCCACTGTAGGTGTATTGGGTAATATCCCAAGCAGCCATTATTCATCCGCCGCCGCTTTGGCCTGCGCCCGCTTTAACTCAGCCTCAAGGCGTTTGATTTCCTTGCGGAGTAAATCAAGGTTCGTCACCCGGTCCCAAATGCTCATGCTGGTGCCTCCGGCCATGTGATGTTTTCAGGAAAGCCAGCTTGTTGCGGAATGTCGCGCAGGGCTTGGCGATATGTGGCCCACGCAGCGGCATCAACAGGCGCATCCGGCACTTGCGTCCAGTCGGAGGCGCTCAACATCTTATCGCGCAGAGCCTTAACCTCAGCCGCCACAATGTCGGATGCGCTCGGTCCGTCGTAAGCTGCGATAGCGCCAAACTCGCCTGACAGCGCACGGTCATAAAGCGGGTCGCCCGGCTCAAGGCACGCGCAACCTTCGCCGCTCGTGTATTCGGCCTGTATCCAATTTAGGTCATTTACATATTTGAGGTTCTGAAACATCACGCCACCGCAAAGTTAGATGTACCGCTCTCGATGCGGATGTCTGACAAAGATACTGTTCCGGTGGAACCGCCACCATTGACGGTTGCACTAATTCTAATTTGGTCCCCCAAAACAACGGACACGTCTGCCGATGCTGTTCCGGCAGACGTAAACGTGGCGAATGCAACGCCATTTTTGAGATATTGCACATTGATGGTTGTGACGGTCCCGCTTGTTCCGACGGTTGACCGGACGCGCACGGTTCCGCCCACCAGCGCAACAATGCTTCCCTCGAACAGTTCCGCGTTGGCTGATGATGCTGGCGAAGTGTACGTCGCCGATATAGCTTGAATGCCGCGAATAGTGTTTGATCCGGCAGTCGGAGGCTGCATTGCGGCTGTCAAAATCTTTGGCGCTCCGCTCGCCCCCTCGGCAATCGCCTCTGGGTTCTCAAACGCCGCTAGAGCCTTGGCGCTGGTCCACGGCTCGCCCGGTAGCAGGCTTGATGTGCTTTGACTTGTCCAACTTGCCATTAGTCCCTCACTGTATCACATAGCCCGTTGAGCCATCCGGCATCAGGCCCGTGTTCTCGGTAATGTAGCACGCATTTTCCTTTTGCGCATCAGTCGCGGTTGCGAAGTCAGGCCACGACAATCCTGTGTCTGGGTCAGTGTCAGGCAAAATAAACGAAGGCCGCTCAAACAGGATGAATGACTGCGCCAGAACGCGATAGGAAAAGCCGGGTTCCAGTTCTTCCCACTCGATAATCTGCCACGGCTCGGTGACAGGATTGCCTAGCGTGTCAATCGCGTCATAGCTGGTCACGAACATAACATCGCCAACAGCAAGCGTGGCGTCTTTTTCGGCTAACTGCAATTCCAGATATTGCGGAGTTGTCCTATAGCGTTGCAGGAATGAGGCCTGCACCAATACCGCGTTCAGGTCAGTGCGCAGAAGCGGCGAATACCATTCAAGGTTTCGGACAGTGCCGTCCGCGAAGTTCGCGCTCTCGGCCTCGGCGTCGATGCGTATCCGCTGCGTTGAATAGTTCTTCGCGTCGGTCAGGCTTTCTGTCGGGTCTTTGCGCCCGTAGTAAATCGTCACCCGCGTTCTGCGGTCGTCAGGCGTGCGCTTAAGTGCGCTGGAAACAATCGCGTTGCGCTCGGTCAAGGTGATTGGCGGTTGGCTCGGCTGTCGCAACGCAAGCAACTTAATCTCTTGGTCCCGCTCATCCCACCAGATGGAAAACATCCCGTCACGCATGGCCTCTGCGCATATCTCGGACACTGGACGCGGCTCAGTAAATGAGCCTGTTCCCTTCAGCGTCGAAAGCCAACTTTCGCCCTCACTGGTCCAATCGGTTGCGTAAGGTATGAGGCTTACCGGGATAGTCGTGTGATTGCTCAGGAGGTCATAGACCATTTCCCAGTATAAAATATCGTCGTAATGCCCGACGCGCTGCATACCGTCATCTGCGCTATGCTCGTCCGCTGTCGTTCCCAGAGCGCCACGGACAACGCCGCTGAGTGACCAGACGCCCGCGCTGCCTGTATAGCCCGTGTAGCTAATTACCTCGCCGCTCAGACGGCCATAGAATAGCCCATCATTGCCGAAGCTATCCGACACGTCGTCTTCGGTCCCGGTGACTGTGATGCTGGTCGTGCTTGCATCAATGTCAGACTGCAAGCGTAGGTCGGTTGCGCGGGGGAACTGCGCTTTCTTGCGCTCCGCCCTGCCAAGCGGGTCTAGCCCTGTGATGGTCCACGCCCCGCCCGATGGAGGGTTGATGTTGGTCACGTCATAGCGGCGCACTGTCATCGCCGCCAAGCTGTCGCCTTCCTTGCCCGTGTAGAGATACATCTCCAACTGCGGCACGGCCTCGCCAAGCCATGCCAAGAGTAAGCGTCCGATACTGCCCTGCACGGTGCGCTCGGATGCGTAGAAGTCGCCAAACTGGTTGCGGAACTCGAAGTCGTCTAACGTGACGGAAACGGTCCCGCGCAAGCCGAACGGGCTTTCACCCTCACGCACTGCACCAAGATTAAGCCGTGTTGGTTCGGTCCTGACCGTGCGCAGGATAGGGATGGCTGGCCCATACCACTCATCGGCGCTTGGCAATCCAGCCGTGAGCGGTGCCGGGTCGCCCGGTCGCGTGAAATACCAGCGCAACTCGCCGTCGAGGTTGAACACGTCCTTAGCGCCGCAGGTGTTGTACGTCTGGAAGCACTTGGGTGTGCCTGTGGCTGTGCAGGTTCCAACGCCGAAGCGCAGGTCACAACGCTTTTGCCGCAACTCTAGGACTTGGACGGTCTTAGTCATGGCGCTGCATACCCCATGCACTGGAACGTCACTGCGCCGCTGTTGTTGAGATTGGCCCGCTCACGGTTGAACCGTGGCCGCTCCATCGCCCGCGCGTAGGCAACATCATCTTGATAGCTAGACGGCTTGGCGGCAATGAAGAACGGCCCAGTGTTGTCAACGTGGTTGATAAAGCCATTCCACGTCACATCACCCGCCGCCGCTCGGAATGTCTCAGGCAAGTTTTGCACGGTCAGGTCAAACTGCAGGTCTGCGCCCTCAACAGCGCGGCCCAGAACGTCGCCTCTGATGCTTTGCTGATGGCGATACCGAACCTGCTTGCTCTCACTGATAGGCAAGCCTGTGAACACCGATAGCTGCGGCATTTCCAGAACCTCGCCCGATTGCGCAACGGCAATCTGCGGCGCAGCCGAACCGCCAGAAATGACAAACCGAACGCCGCGATATGACGTGTTGCGAAACAGCCAAACGATTGCACTGTCGTCTGCCGGGTCATGCGATGAAACAATACCAGACCAAACCACGCCGTCTGTTGTGGCTTGCAGCGCCACGCTTGCGCCAGTGCTGCCAAGGTTGTGCGCCGCAATCGCTGCATAGCCCGTGGTGAGCGGCCCTGAGAACGTCAGAGTGACTGTCTGGCCTGTGCCGCCGCCTTCCCATACGCTCCACGTCTCGCCATCAACAAGCCAATCCACATCAGCCCCTGTGGCCGTGCTGGTGGCTGTAGGCGTTGCCGTGTGGGTGTCAAAGCAAATGCGCGGTTGGTCGATAGGCTCTAGGTTTCCGTTAAAACCGGATTGAATGACAACGCTCATTGAAACACCAGCCTTCCGCCTCGGTCTAGCTGCGATTGAATTTGCTCAAGCAAGCCCTCAACCGACGCGCGGCTAAAGGTGTCGCCTTGCAGGTTGATGGCGACTGTTTGGGTTGGCTGCGGTGGTGCGGATGTTGTGCCGGATGCCGCGCCTGTTGAGCCAGAACCGCCAGTAGAGCCGTTGTCGCCTACGCTGCGAATAGCGTTGACGAAGCCGATACCCTTAGCGATGACTGCTGCCGCTGCCGCAAAGCCAGCAATGCCGCCCTTTGCCAATTCCTTGGACGCGCCTTCGTAAGTGCTAATCAACGCTTGCGCCGCGCCAAACACCTTGGCAATCTTCAACGCCTTCTTGTTGTTCTGCCCGATAGCGTTCAGGATTTCTGCGCCCGCACCTGCGACCGTGGCAAGGTCAGCCGCAGCGCCTGCTTTCTTGATTGCGTTAATGCGCTTCTGATGTTCTTTTTCCAGGCGTTCTTTCTGCTCGTTATATTCGGCTTGCTTAATGATTTCCGCCTTGAGGGCTTCATCTAAAAGGGCCATGCCTTCAGCATACCACATATCGACAGCTTCGCGCTCTGTCAGAAGCCCTTGCGTCAAAACCTCAAGGCGTTGCTCTAGCTGCTCACGTAGCTTTTCGGCCGTACTTAATCCGCTTTTGCCATCATCAATTTCAAACGGAGTAACAACAATTGGCTCAAGTTCAATAGGCGGCGCTACGTTGTCGCCGTAGTTTGAACCCGAAACGCCGCCGAATACTGTGTTTTCAATGCGACGACGCGCGGCTGCAAGCGCGGCCTCTGCCTCTGCAAGCGTTGCCTCTGCCTCATCCTCAGCTTCAAATAGCCTTGCGCGTGATGGCCCGCGGACTTTGCCCGGAGCGGCTTTTTCCTCACGCATCGCCCTGCGCTTGGCAAGTTCAGCCTCAGCCGCCGCAAGTGCGCTTTTAGCAAGCGTGTAGTTGTCGCTCGCAAGGTCAACCGCAGAACGCCCAGCGGCTTCAGCCGAACCCGGAACCAAGCCCATGCTTTTGTTTAATTCATCTAGAGCATCTCGCGCATCATAGGTGGACGTTTCCATGTCCTCGGCCTTAGACCGCCACGCCGCAATGCCGCCAAGTGCTAAGGCCAACAGTCCAGCAACGACCGTCAGAGGGCCGCCCGCCGCAGCAACGGCAATCGCAAGGCCAGAGAAGGCAAGTGTGACGATTTCCACGTTCTGCGAAACGGCAACCATGCCCTCGGCAACGCCCGCCGCGATGTTGGCGATACCTGACAGGCCATTGATTGCAGCCTGCATAAAGTCTTCGGTGAGAATCGTGTCAGCCAATGCTCCAAACGCACTGGCAAGTCTCTCAATAGCTGTTTGCACCGCATCGGATTGTGCTAGCGTGTTGAACCTGTCGGCCATCGCTTGCAGCGTAGGCGCAACCTCAACCGC